TTGGCCTCTGGTATCTCTCGACGAGGCCGCATCCGAAGATTGTTGCGACCTCAATTTCTGCGGACAACCTCAGAGACAATCTGTGGTCTGAGTTTGCGAAATGGATGATGCGCTCGAAGTTCTTGAGCCATACATTCAAATGGAGCGCTGAGCGCATATTCGCCAAGGACCATCCCGAGACGTGGTGGATTTCTGCGCGTGCGTGGTCGAAGAGCGCCGACAAAGGACAACAGGCCGACACGCTTGCCGGTATTCATGCTGACAGCGTTCTGTTCTTGCTCGACGAGGCCGGGGGCATTCCTGATTCTGTCGCGGCAACGGCCGAAGCCGGCCTTGCGAATGCATCGAAAGAACATGGGCGCGAGGCCAAGCTGGTAATTGCCGGCAATCCCACGCAATTGAGCGGGCCGCTGTACCGAGCGACGACCTCTGAGCGCGACCTCTGGTGGGTGAAGGAAATCTCGGGAGACCCTGACGACCCGAATCGTGCGCCACGCGTAAGCGTCGACTGGGCTCGGGAGCAGATTCAGAAGTTTGGCAGAGATAACCCGTGGGTGCTGGTCAACGTTTTCGGCAGGTTTCCTCCATCGCAGTCGAATGCGTTGATTGCGTTGCATGATTCGTTGGCTGCATTGAAGCGCGCTGTTGCCGGCGATATGCGCGGCGTGCCAAAAATACTCGGAGTTGATGTCGCAAGGTTTGGCGACGACGAGAGTGCGATTGTTCTGCGTCAAGGTCCCGTGTTGTTTGAGCCGAAAAGGTTCCGAAACCTCTCCTTGATGGAGCTGGTAAGCAAGGTTTCGTACTCCATTGAGGAGTATCGGCCTGACGCGGTGTTCATCGACCAGACCGGCATGGGCGCTGGCGTTGTCGACCGGTTGCGTGAACTGAAATACTCGGTCATTGGCGTTGACTTCGGATCATCGGCAGGTCGCCCTGAGCGGTATGTCAATAAGCGCTGCGAAATGTGGGGCTTGATGGGCGACTGGGTGAAGTCCGCGTCCATCCCGTCGTCATGCGAAGAGCTTGCGCGGCAGATGGCTGAGCCGACGTATACGTTTACGCCCAAAGGACAGCTGTGGCTCGAGAGCAAGAAGGACCTGAAGGCCCGTGGCAAGGATTCTCCAGACATCGCCGACGCCGTCGCACTGACGTTCGCCCAGCCTGTTGGCGCTCCGCAAGTGGTCACTGGCGACCGCAAGGCCGTCAAGGTACAGTATGATTGGAACCCACTGGAGTGAGGTGATTTATGGCCACGGAAGAAGAACTGAAGAAGAAATTCACGGACATGTTCGCCGAGGGGACGCAGGGCGCCACGTACTCATTGTTGAAGCTCAAGGACGACGGAACGGTCGACATGGAGCACATCGAGAACATTATGAAGGAAGGTGGCCCTAAGGCCGCGCAAGTGCTTCGTGAATTCGATTATTGGTACAAGAATGTTGCTGACAATGCCCTGAAGGACAAATCATTCAACAGGTCGATTCTCGAAGACTTCGGTGGCGGAATCGGTCGCCGCAACAACATGATATTTGCGTCAGCTACTGCCCAGCTGAAGAGCGATGAGGCCGCTGGCTTCGGGTTGTGGAAGCCGGGCGCAAGGCAGCCGGATGACCAGGCCGCCTCGGCCGCCCAGGAGGCAGCCGACAAGAAAGTGCTCGAGCAAGACGCCACCGATAAGTTCATTCTCGCGGCCCAGCGCGCTGACATCGTTCGCCCATCGTTCGGCGCCAGCGAGATGTTCTCGAGTCGACAGCCCGAGGGTATGCTCGCACCCGGCCTCGGCGCATATAAACCCAAACGCAACGGCATCCTGAAAGCGCGAGGAATCCTGTGAAACCAGCGGATTACGAGAAGCAATATGCTGACGCTCTGCGTGAGCGACAGAAGTATGAATCGCATTGGAAGGAATTGGCCGAACAGTTTGCGCCGAACCGGCTGCGACTACAGGATGCCGACCGAGACAGCGGCAAAAAGAAGCATCAAAGCATCATCAATTCGTCGACAATCCGGGCGCTGAATGTCCTCGCGTCAGGCATGACGGCCGGAATCACGTCGCCTGCAAGGCTTTGGTACAAGGTCAATTCTCCGCTTCGAGAGCTCAACGAGGCCCCCGGTGTCCGAGAATGGCTGGCTGACGTCGAGGAAATCATCTTTCAAGAGCTCGGTAAGTCCAATGCCTACAATGCTCTGACGACGGCATATATGGATTTGGGCGCATTCGGCAGCGCGGCTGTCTATGAGTACGAAGATGAACAGACAGCATCCGTCAGATTCCGGGTGTTCCCTGTTGGCCAGTGGACCGCGACGTTTGATGCGAACCAGCGGCCGATGGCGTTCTACCAAGAGTTCTCGATGTCTACTGAGCAGCTTGTTACGGAGTTCGGCCGAGACAGGTGTTCGATTGACGTGCAAAACCAGTTTGACGCTGGGCGCAAACAGGAGTGGCATAAGGTTGTTGCATGCGTAAGGCGCACAACCAACGAGGACAACTACAGATTCCCGTTCATCTCGCACTGGTACGAGAGACGCCTGGCGAAGGCTGATGGCGACAAGTTCCTCCGCGAGGACGGATTCGAGGAATTCCCGGTGTTCCTGCCGCGATGGGATGTTGCCGGCGAGGACGTATACGGGACGTCTCCAGGCATGGAAGCACTCGGCGACGCTCGCGCAATGCAGTTGTTTGAGAAGCGCAAAGCCCAGCTCGTTGAACTGCTGGTCGCTCCTCCGATGCAAGGCCCGTCCAACATGATGAATCAGCGGTTCTCGCTCCTCCCTGGCGAGCTGACGTTGGTTGACCAGGTTGGCCAGGGCGGCGGGATTCGCCCGCTGCATGAGGTGAACCCAGCGGCAATTTCGGTAATCAACGAATCCATCCAAAGCAAGGAGCGCCAGATTCAGCAGGCGTTTTATGCTGACCTGTTCCTTTCGCTGTCGCTGTCGTCAGACCGTGCGAAGACGGCGCGCGAGGTCATTGAGCTCCATGAAGAGAAGATGCTGCAGCTCGGGCCAGTTCTCGAGCGACTCGAAACGGAACTCTTGGGACCGTTGATTGAGCGCACGTTCGGCATCCTATGGCGCATGGGCAAAATTCCGCCTCCACCGGAAGACCTGCAAGGCCAGCCTTTGAAGATTGAATACATTTCAATACTTGCTCAGGCTCAGAAGATGATGGGCGTCACGGCTCTGGAGCGGGTGGTTTCGTTTACTGGCGCGATGGCGCAGTATTCTCCGTCCGTGCTCGACAAGGTCAATTTCGATCAAGTGGTCGACGAGTACTCACGGATGATTGGTGTATCGCCAGAGGTCATCAACTCTGACGAGATTGTCGCACAGCAGCGCGCAGCGAGGGCCGAGCAGGCACAGCGACAGGCCCAAATGGAGCAAGCGCAGGTCGCAGCCTCAACCGTGAAAGACCTTGGTGCGGCGAAGCTCGAGGATGACACCGCCCTCGGACGTCTTCTTGGCGGTCTCGGCGGGATTGCGACGGCAGGGCGATGAAGACGCGACGACAGCTGGTCGAAGAGGGAACTGAGCAGCTCGTGGCGGACTTCAGGGCTTTCATGAGCGCCCCGGCCGGCAGACGAATTGCCGCGTGGCTGCTGTTCGACGTTTCTGGCGTAGACCGTTCGTCGTTCGCGAACAACGACAGGCTCACGGCCTACAACGAAGGACAGAGGTTTGTTGGCCTGGCCCTGATGCGGCACCTGAAGAGAATCTCGCCCGGCGACTACCACAAGATGTTGGTCGAACTTGATCATCAGAACGACGTGCTTGAGTCCGCCCAACAGACAGACGAGGACTGACATTTTCGTCATACACCATGACGTTGACGTCGCGTCCCCATGGGTTTAGTATGACCTCCATGTCAGATACTACCCCAGCGCCTCAAGCGATCGAGGCTGTTCAAGTTAAGGCCGAGTCGGTTGATGCTGCCAAGCAGGCGGCGCCCACTCAGGTCGCAGAAGTTCAACCACCCAAAGCAGCGGAGCCCACCGCGGTAAAGGACTCAGTTCCTGCGGAGCCCGAGCCTGCCAAGGCGGTTGAATTTAAATACCCAGAAGGGACGAAGGCCGAAGACTGGTCTGACATTGTTGCCATAGCTGGCGCCCATAAACTTGATGCCGAAGCCACAAACAAGCTCATTGAGTCTCAGTTCAAAGCGCGCACTGCGATGATTTCTAAGGCCTCTGAAGTATGGGAGAAGACAAAGGCCGGGTGGGCGGAACAACTCAAGGCCGACCCTAAGTTCGGCGGCACAGAGTATGACAAGAATGTCGCGCTCGCTCGCAAAGGGTTCCAGAAGTTTGGCAGCGAGGCGTTGCAGAACTTCCTGGCTGAGTCGGGGCTAGACAACCATCCTGAGCTCGTCAAGGCGTTTGCGGCGGTCGGCAAGTACGCCGGAGAGGGCAGTCTAAATATCGGAGTTCGTGCGGGTAATGGCGGCAACGGCCAACCTGACACCAAAGCTGCGTTGCGGGCTATGTATTCGAAATCACCAGAACTTTTCAAGGAGTAAACCGCAATGGCGACTATTGGAAGCACTGTTCCTACGCTTGCAGACCTCGCGCGCAACATGGCGCCTGACCAGTCTGAAGCCCGAGTTGTTGAGATTCTTTCCCAGAACAACGTGGCGTTTGAAGACATGCCGTTTGTTGAAGGTAACCTTCCTACTGGCCACGAAATCACGCTGCGCACTGCGTTGCCGTCGCCGACCTGGCGCCGAATCAACGAAGGCGTCGCTTCGACGAAGAGCACCGAAAATCAATTCACTGAGTCTGCCGGTCTGCTTTCGGCTGTCTCGAAAATCGATAAAGCCCTCGTGAACCGAATGGGCGGCCTCGGCTACAAGGCCAGCCAAGACAAGGCGCATATCGCCGGCATCGCGAATGCCGCTGAGACTGCAATCTTCTATTCGAGCACCAAGACGGATCCAGAGAAAATCATGGGCTTCGCTCCTCGTCTAGATTCGACGACCGGCCTTTGGGGCGGGCAGATTGTTGACTCACAGATTGCGGCCAGCGGTTCTGATCAGTCGTCTGTGTTCCTTGTTGGCTGGGGCGAAGACAAGGTGTACGGCTTCTACCCTAAAGGTTCGCAGGCTGGCGTTAAGGTCAGCGACCATGGCGTCGAAACCGCTCTCGACGGAAGCTCGAACGCGTACGAAGCATACGTGACGTACTTCTCGTTCGAATTTGGAATCTGCGTCGCTGACGCTAGATACCTGGTTCGACTGGCGAACGTCGACACCTCGGCGATTGCTGAAACGGGCAGTCTCTTCGTGCAAGACCTGATGAAGGCTGTTGGCCAGCTGCACCGGACCGACAACTGCAACCCGGTCATGTACATGAATCGCAAGCTGCACACATACCTGATGCTCCAGACCCTCAACGGTACGTTGAACGGCCAGGCGAGCTGGGACAATGTTGGTGGCCGCCGAATCCTCCACTTCCAAGGCATCCCTGTTCGAATCAGCGATGCAATCGTTAACACTGAAGCCATCGTAAGCTAAGGAGAACTGACCATGATTATCGACAAACAAGCGTTGCTTTCTGATGGTCAAGACCTGTCGCAGACTGCAGGCACTTACCTCTCCACAAACTCCTTCGACATGACCACGGCTGGCACAATCCCGGCTATGTTCCAGGCTGTTGGGAACTTCCCTGCTGACCTGGGTCGCTCAATGCGACATCTTGAGCTTGTTGTACAGATTGACGAGACGTTCACGTCGGGCGGCGCTGCCACCCTTCAGGTTCAGCTCATCACTGACAACGACGCTGCCCTGGGTTCGCCAACTGTCATTCAGTCGAGCGACACGGTCGCCCTCGCCACATTGGTTGCCGGTTATCGTTTCCGTATCGCGGTTCCTCCGGGACTTGCGGAACGCTATCTCGGGGTGCAATATGTCATCGGGACCGCGACGACCACCGCAGGCACCTGTTCAGCATTTCTGCTGATGGACGGACAAACCACTGTGGTCTGAGGTAGCACATGACTGACAAGACTGGCGCAGTGGATCCGAAGAAAGAAAAAATCGCGAAGCTCGAGGCGTTGCGAGCTGCAACGAAGCGCGAGGGCGACCACTGCGTCTACGAGGTCACGAAGTCGTTTTACCGCCTGGGCAAGATGTACAATCCCGGCGAGCTGGTCCGGTTGCCGTTTAAGGAGCTGCCATCAATCACCTTCAATGCCGTTGAAGATGTTGTTGCGGCCCCGAAGTTGCGATCGAAAAAGGTATTTGACGAGCAGAAAGAATAGGTGACACATGGCCAGCTCCGAAGTGCAAATCTGCAATTTGGGGCTGGTGCATGCCGGCATCCGACAGACAATCGCGGACCTTTCCGAGGATACGACCGAAGCATTGGTCGCCGAGGCCGCTTTCGACATGTTGAGGGATGCGCTCTTAGAAGAATATCCGTGGCGATTTGCGACCGTCAGAGCGGACCTGTCGTCAATTACTGACGGCGAGCGCGGTGACTGGGAGTACGCGTATTCGGTCCCAGCCGATATGATTCGTGCGCTGTATATCGAACCAGGCAGCCACAACCCGCATTCCAATGACTTAGTTGAATATGAGCTTGAGGGCGATGCCACGCACGGCCGAGTGTTGCTGTGTGATGATGATGCCCCGGTTTTGGTTTACACGCGTCGAGTCACTGAGGTTGCGTGGTTCTCGTCGCAATTCGCTATGGCGCTTTCGTGGCGCCTGGCGTCTACTTTTGTCGCCTCGCTGAAGGCCGACGCACAGGTTGCGCTTGCGTTCGATCGCAAGGCTGAGATGCAGGTGCAGAAGGCGTTTGCGCTTGATTCGTCTCAACGACATCTTGGCCGCGCACCAGATTCTGAATTCATCAACGTGAGGTAACATGTCCTCAATCCGCCAAACTTCGTTTGCGGCCGGCGAGTTGGACCCGAAACTCTGGGGTCGCAACGACCTGAGCATATTCAATCACGGCCTACGACATGCGCTGAACTTCTTCATCACCAAGCAAGGTGCAGCGGTTTCGAGGCCGGGGACGACGTATGTTGGCGATGTGCTCGATGAAACATCTGACCCGGGCCAACCGCCGATAGCCTTGGCTGACAATGTACGCTTAATCCCGTTCCATTACTCTGACACTGCGTCAGCTGTCTTGGAGTTCGGCCCCTATTATGTTCGTTTCTGGCAAAACGGCGAACCGGTAGAGAATCCGCCGGGGACTCATTTGCATCTGCTGACGACCATAAGTAGCGACAATATTTGGAATATCAGATACATGCAGTCGGGCAGCACGATGTGGATTGTCGCTGGCGGGCTGGCCGCACAGTCACTGTATACGTTGACGAGAACCTCGGCGACAGACTGGACATGGGGCGAAGCCCTTCCGGGTTTCTCGTCTCTCGGCACGATTATTGATGTCGACGCTGCAACACGTACGACTGGGTTCATGCTGCGGACCGATGCCGCTATGATCGGCACCACTGATACCAGCCATCCTGATCGTGAATGGGTATGGTGGTATTCGGCAATCCGCCAGGATGCGACGACCGGAGTTATTTACGAAGAGGCCGCGCGCAAGGTTTTGCTTGAGTTTGACTCTACAACCTACCCAGGCGTTCCGGCTGTCACAGTGCGCACCTCCCTGCCTGTATACTCCGACAGGGCGGTAACTCTCAGTCGAACGGCAGAGGCCGGCGCGATCAGCGGGAATCGTGTTATCGCGTGGAATATCTATCGTGGCCGTGGAGACCTCGGCGGGTTTGTTGGCCAGACCAAGACGAGGAATTTTGTCGACGTCGGAGAAACGCCGGACTACTCGAAGCAGCCACCAAAGAGTGATTCCCCGTTCCTTGTTTATAGTAACGCCGGCGCCCTGACGGATGTGGCTATCCCCGCGTCCTTGGGATTTTTTGAGGGCCGGTTCTTCTTCGGAGGCTCAGACCTGACGCCAACCAGGGTTTTTGGCAGCGGAGTCGACAATATCTATGACTTCAATGTCAGACTACTGCAACCGCCCGGAGGGCCGATTCAGTTTGATTTGAACATGCGGCGCTTCGAGAGAATTGAGCACATCGCCTCGCTTGAGCGTCTGTTGATTTTTACTGACTCCTCTGTTTGGTCGATTGCTGGCCATCAAGGCGCTGCGCTGGACGCCAACTCAATCGACGCCAAGGTCGTCGAAGACATCGGCTGCCATGATGTCGCCCCGCTCACTTTTGACGGCGTGGCGATTTACGCTCGTCGCAAGGGCTTCGGCGCGCGAATGGTGGTCCCTGCGCAGTCTCTGAGTGGCTACCAGGGCGTCAGCGTTTCGGATCACGCTCAGCATCTGTTTGGCTACCGCATCGTCGATTGGTGCCACCAAGAAGACCCGTTCGGGCTCATCTGGGCCGTGCGCGAAGATGGTAAATTGCTGTCGGGCACGCTCGACAAGGCGTCGGGTCATGTCGCTTGGTGCGAGCACGAGACAGATGGCATCGTTGAATCGATTTGCTCGGTCCCGGAAGACGAAGAGGACGCGGTTTACATCGTCGTACAACGCACCGTAAACGGAGCGACAGCGAGACATATCGAGCGGATGGCATCGAGGCTTCAATGGCCCGATGACCCGACAATCGACGAGATTTGCTTAGATTCAGTCATTACGTCGACAGCCACACCGTCAGACACCATATCGGGGCTCAGCACGCTGATAGGCGAAGAGGTCTACGCAACCGGCCAGGGTCTCGCTGTCTATGGCCCATTCACCGTTTCTGCCGCCGGGACAATCACGCTTCCAGAAACACCTGACGCGAATGATGGTGCCAATCTGACGATTCATGTCGGCCGCTCGTACTGGTGTGAGATGGAGACGCTCGATGTCGCGCATTCATCAGCCCGATTGCAGCAAAAAGGTGTCACACGTGTGGGGTTCGAGGTCTACGACTCCACGGGCCTCGAGGTCGGCACAAACGAAGATAACCTCGTTCCATGGAGACAGCGACAGGTCTCTGAGTCCTACGGAATCGTTGGCAGCGCCACCGAGCTGGTCTCGGTTGCGGTCAAGGGCACGTATGGGCTCGCGGCACGGGCATTCCTCCGTCAGCCGAACCCAAAACATGTTACGGTCGTAGGGATTACAAGGCTTTTGGAAGGGGGAGGGACATGAACCCGCTATCGATGCTCGGCGGATTTATTACTGGCGTTTTTAACATGTTCGCCATGGGCGAGGAATTCAATCTTAAGATGGACGAGTCGCGCGACAACGAAAAGGCACTGCGGCGGGCGTCGTCCGACTCGATACTTCGTGGGCAATACCAGGGGTTTACGCGTCGTCTCCAGGCCTCGCAACTCGAAGGTCAACAGCACCTCGCATATGCCAGTTCTGGCATATCTGCATCCTCAAAGAGCGCTCAGGCGACAATCATATCGTCGCAAATCATGTCAGAGCTTGACGTGCTCACGATTGAGAACAATGCCGCTCGTGAGGCACTCGGATTCAGGCAGCAAGCCGATCAAGAGGTTGTTAAGCGCGAGCGGGCAGGTAAGCGGCTTGCCAACCAGATGTCGGCCAACTCCATCAAGTCAGTCTTCGGTGGCGCATGAAAGTCCCGGTACTCGACACGCCTTCGGTTGCCGTTCGAGCGGCGCCAACGCAGCTTCGCAATGAGAACCTCGACACAGGTCTCGGCGACATCGGGCAAGCCGTTGGTGGAGCCGTTGCCAACGTCGGCGGGATAGCGTGGAAGGCCAAACT